TCCATCTGCATCGCTGCTTTTTCGTAGTCAACCGAACGGTCGATCAGCGAATAGATGTACAGCAGCTTCTTGGCGATGAAGTTGACCGTTTCGTCGAACGCACCCTGCAACCAAGTGACTGCCGTTGCGAATCCTTTGGCTAGTTGGGTTGGAATCCCGGCCAGGGTGTTCACGACACCGACGACCATTTCAATCGCACCAATGGAAACCATGGCGGACAAATCCGTCCAAGCGTTCTGGAGCTTGGTGATCATCGAAAGCCACCCCGCATACAGGTCCCGCGTGGCGACCCGGAAGACCAGTTGCAGGCCTGTCATTGCGATTTGGCCTGCGGCTTGCCACTGGCCGGACATCAGAGCGGTCTTGATCGCATCGAACACCGGCAGCACAATCGATTTGAGCTCGTTGAACTTGGAGACCAGATAGCTGACCATCTCTCCCCCCACTCCGGAGAAGTAGAGAAACGCGCCGGCGGCGGCGGTGACTCCGACGACCACCAGACCGATCGGGGAAACCATGGCGGTGATCAAACCGACGATCATGCCGAATACTGTGGCAATCGCTCCACCGATCGCAGCCAGGCCGGTCATGGCCACCGAGGCGACGGCCGCAGCTCCACCGAGGGCGAAGAGGCCAGCCAGCAGCCCAGCTCCGACCGCAGTCCATTTGGCGATCGTGACGATCAACTCTTGGTTCTCGCCGATGAACTGACTCACGCTCGAGACCACACTGATGATCCGTTCGCCGACTGCGGTCAGCAACGGCGCGAGGGCCGAACCGATTCGGGTCTGTAGGCCACCGATCACGCCGAGCAGCCTGTCGAACACATCGCCAAGCTTGGCGGCAGCGGCGGCATCCTCGCCGGACATGGTTTGCCCAAGGTCCGCTGCATCCTGTTGGAGCTTGCGAATTTCCTCGGCCCCTCCGGAAAGCATGGGCACCAGGTCAGCACCCGCTTTGCCGAAGTACTCCATGGCCGCAGCACTTTTCAACGCTGGATCCTGGATCAATGACAGCTTGTCGGCGATCGCGATGAACTGCTCGTCAGGGGACATCTTCTGCAGATCAGCGACACTCAAGCCTAGAGCGGTGAATTTATCGGCAGCACCAGGCACGCCGGCTGCTGCATCGGCGATACCCATTTGCATCTTGCGGACACCCTTTTCAAGCGTTCCGATGTCGGTGCCAGAGAGCTTGGCTGCGTAGCCGAGCGACGAAACCGCCTCAGCACTCATGCCAGTTCGCTGGGCCATGTCGTCGACCGCACCGCCAGCGTCGGCGAAATTCTTCGCCAGGGCGACCAAGCCAGTCACAGCGACCGAGCCAGCGATCGCAGCAGGGAGGCTGAGTACGCTCTTGGAAAAGCCGGACAAGGCACCCTGGGCCGATGCGAATCCTTTTCCGATTCCAGTGCCCATGGTCGTCGCGACGCCTTTGAGCCGTGCCATCGCGGCTTGGACTTGGGCCATGCCTTTATCGAACGAGCCCTGTTTGGTCGCGATCTCGACGTAAGCTTGACCGGCCTTGATGTTGGATGCCATGTGTTACCTCACCGCTGCGATCGAGTTCTTGAACAGCTCGGGGAAATTGGGGGCTTCGGACTCGAGCGCAGGACGCATGAAGGGCCGCTTGGGGTACCGAGCTCGGCGACGGCGAGTCTCGAATCGATACCCAGGCCGCTCGTCATACCTTCGACGGCCGTCGACCCGTCGCCAATTGGCAGGTTCGCCCTCTCCCTCGATGGAAGCGTATCGGTACTCCCGAATGATCGCAGTCTCGCCCCGTTCATGCAGACCGGCCACGGTGCTCGTGACCGACTCGATCGTGAAGTTGACTTGGTTCAGTTGCACTGGGCCGACGATCGTCGATTCGCTTTGGGGCTGGTAGGCGAACAGGATCGTCTTGAGCGAGTGCGTGTTGGGCGAGTGAGCCGAAGGTGGAGAGCCAGGTGCCGAAGCGGACTTTCGCCGACGCATCGACGAGCGAGCTCGCTTGCGAACGAAAGCACCGGCCTTTGAAAGGACTTTGCGTTTCGCTTTTTTCAGCGAGGCAATCACTTTGGGGCGGTCGAAGAAAGCTTCGCGGACTTTGAATGTCACATTCATGGCGTGAATTTCTCCAGGGCCACGAACGGATCCTCGTAGTACACTCGAGTCAGTTCGACGCCGGCCGCATTGTGGACAGCGACCGAGTATCGATACTCTCCTGGCACCAGTCCGCCCGAGGTCGCCTTTGGCATCTCGCAAGTGAGGGACCATTTCCCTGATCCGATGTCGGCGGCGGTTCCAGTGACCGCGAATGGGTGAGTCCCGTTGGTTCCACCGAAGTGGACCGTGACAGCACCGACGGACATGCCTGGGATCGCCGAGATCGTCCAGACGAATGCGGTACCATGGGCGGTCAGGTAATCATCGCCGATGACGATCTGATCGATCGTGCCTTTGGCGGTGACAGGGCCAGCATAAGAAACCTTGCCAGCGGTGATCGTGTTGGTCTTGGCCGCGATCGATTGCATGACCGCTCCGGCCTGGGTGCCAGTGTAGCCACCGGTGGCCAAGTCTGTGCTCCATGGATCACCACCTGGACCACCGCCACCACCAGCTCCGGTCGTCCAGGCTGCATCGCCTCGATCGCGGATCGCTTGGATGGAGTCCGTGGTGTTGGTGTATGTTCCACCGACATCAGACGGAGTGTCGATCCCAGCATCTTTGCGCATGATCGCTCGGAGGAAGCCAAGCACGGTGTTGACTCCAGCGCCAGAAAACGCCCCGATCCGGTCGGCGATTTGGGTCAGGGTGGCTTGCTTGGCGACGGTTGCATCTTTTGCCACGGTCGAGTCCTTCGCCAAGACAGTCGAGCCTTCGATTTGGGCCAGGGTCGGCTTGGTAGCCAAGTCGGTTGAAATCTGCTGGAGTACCGTCAGGGTGTCATAGTCGACCACAGCACCGATCCATTCGATGTACCGAGCTTCACCAGACACAGCACCCGACACAGCGATCCGGAGGCATTCAGCAGCGTGCGTGTTTGCTACCGAATAAGTAAACGTGTACCGGCCTGTCGAAGGGTTCGACACTGCCGAAAGGTTTGCTGAGCGATTCGTCCCAACCGCGTTTGCAGCCGTGACCGTGGGCGATGCGTCCAAGTTGACGAGTTTGTCTTCATCGTCTTTAACAACCACCGTGAAAGCATAGACCGTCGATCCAGCATCAGGAATTTCTAGCAACGGGGAACCAAAGATATTTATCTTGGCCGACAAGTTGTTAAGGTTTTGAATTGCATTCAAGATCGAGTTAGCGGTGGACTCTTTGGCAACCGTGGCATCTTTTGCGAGTACCGTCGAGCCCTCGATCTGCGTTAGAGTTGGCCTGTTGCCGAGGGTTGTTTCTTTCGCGACCGTCGCGTCCTTGGCCACAGTCGCATCTTTCGCTAGGACAGTCGATGCTTCGATCTGGGCCAGCGTCGGTCGATTGCCAAGCGTCGATTCACTAGCCACCGATGCGGGGAACGTGACAGCAGCGGCAGCGTTGGCCGTCTGGCCAGCAACCTGCGTGACGTTTGTTTTTCGATTGCGATTTTCGAGCGAGAACGACTTTAGCTTTACCCTCGTAAGGTCTTTGCCATCTACGGTTCCGGCGGTGAAAATCACATCGTAATCTTCACCGGCAACGTAGAACGCCGTGTTCACGGAAGTGTCAATCACCACCAAATGCAAGCCAGCCTTGCCGTCATAATCTGCGGTGACTGTGATGTCCGCTGCGTGTTCAGTCGTGCTGTTTTTGTAGACAGCAAAAGTCATAGCAACGCTCGGAGTTGCTGGGACCAAGGCCTGAGTAAGCGTGTTGAACTTGATTCGAATAACCGAACCAACTGTGAAATCACCGTAATAGTCGTTCATAGCTCAGTTGATCAGAGGATGGTTCAAAGGATCGAAAACACCGCCACCACCACCGCCACCTGCTGACGCTTGATAGCACCCGACATCGAGGAATCCTGTATTGCCGCCCTGAATCGATCCAGGAAACCCAGCGGACCTAAGCAAAGCACCCCCACCGGATGTGTTATTGAGGGTGAAATCTAGGTTCGGCGAGTCGGTAAAAGGGTTCGCTGATAAGTTAATTTGCCCGACCTCAACTGCACTGGTAAACCTGTTCGCCCCGCTAGTGTTGTTCCAGTTGGCGTTGTTAAAACACGGCATCCCGTTAGGGCTAGAGCCACCTAGTGAATAGCCGTGCAGAGTGTTCGATGTCGCTATGCAATTGCCGATGATTCCAATGTCGTACGACATGTCGAAGCCATAATTCGTGTTTCCGTGAGACGTGCAATTTACAGTTGCCGTTCCAATCGTATTAACCGACCGGAAGCCTGTGTTTCCGTTATTGGCTGCTATGCAATGGATGGCGGTTTGGTATTTGTCAAATCCAAAGGAACTACAAGCCCTTGCGATGCAGCCGATTAAAGCATACTGATTCAAAAACCCAGTCCCGCAGCTAACTGCGGAGCAGTTAAACAAGCAGCCATCGGCGAGTGTCCCTGAAAATCCAGTCGTGCAATTTCTTACAAGCACCCTGTTGATGAATCTAGTGTAAATAGCTGTGTTGTTCACTCCGACGACAGCCGAGTTGCTTTGCCCGTTAAACTCGATGTTCACTAACTGGGCAGGTCGAACATTGAAACTAGCGTTCAGCGTACACATGGTAAACGAAGTGAGGCTGCCAGCACTAATTACCGGAGCCGTTCCAAGGTCGCCGATTGTCGAGTTGTAGCCTTCCATTCTAACACCGACAGCGAGTGTGAATCGCCCGCCGTTTGCGTTGTTCGTGGTCGATGTTAGCGTGTATGTCCCGCTCTTTACGAAGATGCGATCCCCGCTTGTTGTCGCTGTTGCGCAAGCCTTACCAAGGGACGCAAAGGCTAGCGACTCACTTAGCCCTGTGTTGGAGTCGCTGCCGCTCGTTGTAACGTAGTAGTCGGGCATTTGCTAAAACTCCGGTTCTGTTTCGGGGTTTCCGTCCCAGATGGTCATGGCTTCGCGGTACGCTTGGAGTCGGTCTTGCTTGTCGTCGATCTTCGAATTCTTGTATTGGTCGAGCATCAACTGGACATGCACATTGGCCACATCCTCTAAGGTGGTGGAGATGTAATGTCGCTCGAGCGGGGAAATTATGCGGTATACAGCATCGGCGACATGCTTGGCCCCTGGCACCATTCCGGAATCATGTAGGCCCCGCAAGAACGCCTGAATTTCCGGATCGTACAATGGCATACCGTTCGAGAGTTGAGTCACCAGCCACTGTTGACCCGTCGCAAGCAAAACATCTTGCAGAAGCTTGCAACCGCTCGCGCCAAATCGTTGCCCTGTCTCGGGGACAATCACAGTGGCAATTCCCTTCCAGGT